CAAATCAAAATAAACATTGAAAATAAAAAAGATATTACTTTAGAAAATGAAAAATTTCATAAAATGGTCTTTTTATACAATGCATTGAACGATGGTTGGAAAATAAAGAAAAAAAACGATCTTTACATTTTTACGAAAAATCACGAAGGCAAGAAAGAAATCTTACACGATTCATATTTACTTACGTTTATGAAGTCAAACTCGGACTTGAATAAAGTTGTTTCATAACTTTTCAAGATTGCGTTGAACATTAGTAAATATGAATTAATTAAATGAATTAAATTATTTTTCAAATATTTTTTTTCTTTAGCAATATTATAAAGATGGGAGGCGGTTTAATGCAACTCGTAGCTTACGGCGCTTAACTCTTGGGCGCCAACAGTGAGCTGCTATTATGGGTCACATATCTCCATAATAGAAAAACAGTGTAAATATGTGAAATTGAATTAATTTTCAATTTATATAACTCGCTAGTGAATTAAGTATTGAACAAATTTATGTAATACATAGAAATATTTAAATTGCAAGATTGTCAAATTGCGGGAACTTCCTTAGAGCTTTAACTACTACTTATTTGTGGTGACATAAATAATACCATAGGGTAATGACCGATGGCATAGTAAAAACGTTAAAGATTGGATAATCCGCAGCCAAGAATCTTATATTGAATTCAAATAATTTAAAAATATTTATCTAATTAAATTAATAGAGTTAATGGAAAACCAAGGAGAAATTTATTGTATAAAAAGTCCATCTGGAAAAATGTATATTGGACAATGTGTTAAATTATTATCAAGTGGTAAAAAATGGGGTTATATAAATAGATGGAAAGAACATATTAGAGATTCTCGTGGAAATAATTTTTGTAGATTATTAAACGCAGCAATCAGAAAGTATGGTTCTGATAATTTTTCAGTAGAAATACTGAAAGAATGTTCTACTAATGAATTAAACCACTATGAAACTTACTATATTGAATTATTTAACACAATGACTCCCAATGGATACAACCTAACTTTAGGTGGTTCATCTGGAAGAAATTCTCAAGAAACAAAAAATTTAAAAAGAATAAGTATGATTGGAAAAAATGTTGGAAAAGTATACCCAAAAAGAACAAGGAAAAGAGAAGAAGACGAATCCTTACCAAAATATTTAAGATACTATAAAGATAAAACTTGTAAAGAAGGTTATAGAATATCTCATCATCCTTTATTAAAAGATAAAAGTTTTTTTGGTAGAACAATTTCCTTAGAAGAAAAATTAAACTCCGCATTAAATTATTTAAATACTGCAGATATAAGATTAAGGTTCAACGAGTAGACGGCAATCGGGAATTTATGACGGTTTTAGCAAAACCCGAAATTTCTTAAGGTGTACTCTGCCCCTAATAGAAATATTAGGGAGCATCGCAAGATGTCTACCTTACTGGTAACCCTCAAATTACTTTCTGGAAAGTCACATACCGAAGATACACCAACTTCTCAATTGAATCAATTGAGCAAACTTTCAACGGCCAAGCCGATTTCGGTCGTCGTGTAACTTGCATCATCAGTAGAAACGGTGATCTTGCTTACCGCACCTACTTACAAGTTACCCTTCCTGAAATCAACCAACTTATGGGTAACTCTGCTTCTTTATCCTCTGGCGACTACTCTGTCTATGCTCGTTGGTTGGATTACCCTGGTGAACAACTTATCGCACAAGTTGAAGTTGAAATTGGTGGTCAACGCATTGATCGTCAATATGGTGACTGGATGCACATCTGGAACCAACTTACCATGACTGCTGAACAACAACGTGGTTACTTCAAGATGATTGGTAACACCACTCAATTAACCTTCATCACTGATCCTTCCTTCGCTGATGTTGATGGTCCTTGTGACTCTACTGCACCACGTCAAGTTTGTGCTCCTCGTAATGCTCTTCCAGAAACCACTCTTTATGTTCCTCTTCAATTCTGGTTCTGTACCAACCCTGGTCTTGCATTACCATTAATTGCTCTTCAATACCACGAAGTCAAGATTAACCTTGATTTACGTCCAATTGATGAGTGCTTATGGGCTGTAACCTCATTAAGTTGCAACACTAAAGACAATCTCAAGGGTGGTCCATACACTAACCCAGCTGCTAACCAATACGCAGTTGGTGCTCCAGTCACTGCCACTATTGCATACAACCAATCTTTAGTTGCTGCTTCCTTATACGTTGATTATGTCTTCTTAGATACTGATGAACGTCGTAGATTCGCACAAAACCCTCACGAATACTTGATCACTCAACTTCAATTCACTGGTGATGAATCTGTTGGTTCATCATCCAACAAGATTAAGTTGAACTTCAACCACCCAGTTAAGGAATTAATCTGGGTTGTCCAACCAGATCAAAACGTTGATTACTGTTCATCTTTATTATGTGATGCAACTTTATTCAAGGTATTAGGTGCCCAACCATTCAACTACACTGATGCTATTGATGCTTTACCAAATGCTATCCATGCATTCGGTGGTCCAGATGCCACTGCTGGCGCTGGTGCATTCATTGATGCTCGTGGTTTATTCCAAGATGCTGGTGCTCTTGATGCTGCCATCCCAGCTGGATTCACTGGATACTGGCACGGTGGCGTTTACAACAACGCTTACAACGAAACCAACTTCGGTGGTGCAGCTGTTCCTTTGAACCCAAATCTTGACAACACTGCTGCTCTTGCATCTCTTGGTTTAACCACTGCTGACTTTGGTGGTCGTGGTCACAACGAAGGTTCATCTGTCTCTGATGCCGGTACCTTCGTTTTATCCGAAACCTCCCTTGATATGCATTGTTGGGGCCAAAACCCAGTTGTTGTTGCCAAATTACAACTTAACGGCCAAGATCGCTTCTCTGAACGTGAAGGTTCTTACTTCTCATGGGTCCAACCATACCAAGCACACACTCGCTGCCCAGATGAAGGTATTAACGTATATTCATTCGCATTGAGACCAGAAGAACATCAACCAAGTGGCACCTGCAACTTCTCCAGAATTGATAACGCCACTCTTCAATTAGTTCTTTCCAACGCCACCGTTGAAGGCACCCGAACTGCCAAGGTTCGTGTCTATGCCACCAACTACAACGTTTTAAGAATTATGTCCGGTATGGGTGGTCTTGCTTACTCAAATTAAATTATTTATACATCATATTTCGTGTTATATTTTACAAATTTATTTTACTTTTTAATAAAGTAATTTAATACTATAATCAAATTATAGTATTAAAATCTAAACATAATTATTATTCTAGTAAACAATAATAAATATAATTTACGTTATAATATAATGCAAGAACCAAAAGTTGGCGATAAATTTCAATTTGAAGATAAAAATATAGACTACACTATTATAAACGTGATAAAATACAACGAATATGGAGAGTTTAATAATAAACTGTATGAAGGTGGTTATCAAATAAAATATGTAAACACAGATGAAAACTCCCAAGAGATGAAATGTGGAATAAAATACGACGAAGAATATGAATCATTTATTAACTACTATGCTGTAAAAAAACATATTTCAAAAAGGTTAATTATATTCACACATAAATCATAATTCTTCTGAAAGAATCGTTATTGGATAATCTTGGGTGTCTCCGGAACCCATGTCTACATACGCATCTGTTGCACTATTTTTATTACCGCCACTAGCACCACGTGAGCGAATACGCATTCCAGTTGTTCCTAGTTTCGCAGTCATTGGGACAATGATTTCAACCGTTGCACTTTCTCCAATGGGAGTGTTACTCGTTACTTGTATCCAGTCTTCTTCATTATAACTGTTGGTTTGATTCCAATCAATCCATACAGAAACAATTGCAGCTGGATATGTAATGTTAATGTCGCAAATCGTAACTGTAAGTGAATATGTTTTACCAAGGACTAAGTATGTTCCAAGTGAAAATGCATTATAAAATGGTAAGTCCCTTGTTACTGTTGTAGTAGTATCATTAGAAAGAGTGTTTAATACAACATTTGTAATATAAATAATTCCAGAATTTTTTGCAGTTGGATATTTGGATAATACATAATATGCATCTGTTTCAGATAATTCATACGTATATTTTTTTGGTGGTTCTTCTTCCAAACTTTCAGATGCGGGCAGTACTTGGTTACTTACAGATGAAATCTGATTTTTTCTTGTATTTTTGTTCTTTAATTTATTCAATAAGAGAGAATTCAACACGTATTTACCATTTCTTACTTGTAATTTTTTACTATCTAAAATGTGTATCTGACGATTACCAACCATTTGTCCATTTTTGTAAAGTTTCTCTCCCTTGATTACATATAAACTTTGATTCTGCATACTAATATAATAATAATAAAAAAAATTGAACACAATGACAATTAAAAGATTAAACATTATTCAACTATAAAATGGCCGGACAACATCCAAGAATATACAACACCAGAACAATATATGATGTAAACCAACGTTTAATTACTTGTTATTTCAAAATAACATATACAACCTATACTAGAACATATGACATTTCATCTCAATTTACACTTTCACAACTGTACAACATAATGAAACCAAGAATTCGTAACGACTTATATTTGGAGTTGAGTGAAATAAATGACTTTGTTTTTGTGCTTGCCGGCCAAAATGCACAAGAAGAAGGAGAATATTTATTACCATCTATAAATACTACTTTACGAGACATTACCGATACAAATGACATATCATTTTATATTCGCCCAGTTAATAATAATGAAAATCAAAACACTTAAAAAAATTTCTTATACTAATATAAAATATGCAAATATTTGTAAAAACACTCACCGGAAAAACGATTACTGTTGAAGTTGAACCAAGTGACACCATTGAAAGTGTAAAAACAAAAATTG